GTAGTTTAGGACATTTCGGTCTAGTTTAACGTCATTGCGGACTAATGGTATTAAAAGCTAAGTCCAGTCGGATACGTGACATCCGCTAACTCTAAACTCTCCTTGGAAAAGCTATCAGGATGGGCAAAGTCGTAACGACCCAGAGTCCTGTAGTTCTCTTCCAAGGCTATTTGTTCATCAGGGGTGTATCCAAACGCCAGGTAAAAGGAGTACCTGGTGTCCGGATGCACTTCCCTACGTTTATAAGTCAATCCCTTACTCAAAACAAATTTATTACTATATGAATCAAAAAATCTTCCTGGTTTAACTCCATTACTACACTTTCTTATGGACGTGTAGAACTCCTGCAAAACAGGAATGCCAGAAGAGGTGGCCAAGCCACTTTCTGCCACGGAGGCTAACCATTGTCGAAATTTCTTTTCGGTTCTAACCTTGCTAGTAAATAAATCCCTTGTCCTACACCTGACCGGGTTACGAATCATCATCGTCCCGTTGGGCGTCTTAACTGGGCTAGTCTGACAAAAGTCGATGCCTTCAATATAATCTACTGGCTCTGTTATCGCCATGCGATAACCGAGCTCTCGATAGTATTGTTTAAGTCCTTGGAACTTGGATAATGACGATCTATCACAAATAATAAACCAATCATCACCATTTAACTTAAGTTTTGCATCTATATGGTTCAAATCTAAATATCTTAACATAGTGAGTCCTGTGATCAAACAATTACCGATACCGGTATTGTGATAACCACTTCCTCTACTTTTGAGAACATATCTAAACCTACCATCATTAGCTTTCGCCAGAACTGAGCGTTTCAAGCCACGGTTCATAAGCCTGCTTATGTTTTCCGTGGGGAATAATTTCTTATACACTTCGAATTCCAAATCTCTTCTAATACCAATTCCAGTGTGCGCATCGAAGCGCTCCGCGTCCCCCGAAATAGACACGGGATCTTTGAAGCTATTCCAAGCTTCTTGTATGTCTGCCCCTTGTTCAAGAGCATTCATACCTTTCATCACCACGTTGTACCCGACCCAGTTTACAAACCCCTGCATTATAGCATGCTCAGCAGGTTTGATAAACAACCCAATTTCAAAATTGTAGGTTGTTCCCGGGTCAGTTATAATTCTACATACGGGAGGCTTCTTTAGACCGTCAGAAGGCTCAAGCTTAACAAAT